CTCTGGCATATCTTTATCGTTCATCGTCCGCGCCTTTCAGGGGTTTGGGTTATGATTGTTACTGAACCGTTTTCCGCTTTATTTTCTTCTCTCCTTGTTGTTGAATAATGGGGGCTTTTAGCTTGTCCATTTGTGGGTTACCTGTCATTTGTTCCTCTTTCCTGTTTGTTAATAAATATTATTTCCGCCTTAAATCACCTTCCCTTTAAAATTAAAATCAACGCCGGCGCTCTTGGCCGTAAACATTAGCTCGTTTAAATCAAAGCCGGCGTATTTCGATAGCAATTGCATGAACACACCAACCCAACGGCCATTATGATGGGCGTTATTACCGCTTACAGCGACTTCCGCATCTTGCTCAAAACCGAAAAATATTTGAAGTCCATCGCAGCTTGAGAGCCATGTTTTGCAATCACAAAGCCGGCCAATCGCTACGGCGAAACCATCACCAATAACGATATTGCGGTATTTTTGAAAAGGCGCGGTTTTCTTTACGCAAGAGCGCGATTTAAAATCAAGCTCTGTGGCTTCGATATCATAATGCGCCATAAGCTCGGCGGCCTTATATGCGGCGGCGATTGCTTCATACTCACTTGCGCCAGCATCTTCTATTTTTGCCAGCATTGCAATAATTTTTGTTTTTACTTTGTCTCGTTCATTCATTGTTTTAGTCCTCTGTTTTAAGTTATGGCGGTGATTAATTCGCCCTATGCTTTTAATCTAGCAAGGCTTTAAATACTTGTCAAACGTTTTGTTTGACATTTTTTAAAATAAATGCAATAATATAAGAATAGTTAAATAGATCAATAACTTAACAGGGGAAATAAAATGATAGTAAGAGAGATGGCAGGCCCAAAATATCAAGATGAGGTATTAAATAACTTTGATTATTTCAATGATTATAAAGACACTCATGCTTGGTGTCGCATAAATGCGCCGCATTTACTTAGTAGATTAGAAAACGGTTTTGATGCTTATAATAAAAAATGGGCAAAAAGAAACTTTACGCCGCTAAGTTCAACCAAAAGGGAAAGGTAAACCCATTCTTATGATAAAATTTACAATACAACGCAACGGCGGCGAACATCGCAAGATGTGGGCTGTCCGTGATGATAAAAACAATCTGCGCGCCGCTGGTATTTACGACAATACATACGAACGCGCGGCCTTGGTTTCATTTGATGAATATAATGACATGGTGGCGATTAACAATAAAAATGGCCGTAAATACGATATAGAGCCGGTTTTATGGACATTTGAGAATGATGAAGGGGTCCAAGATTATGAGGAGTTAACACGCCTTAGTGTTGAAATGCTGGCCAATGAGGTATTTGCGGAGCAATGCCAAGATGAAAGCCCCGCCAATGACGAGACTTTTAAGCGTCCTGTTAAATTCCTGGCTTTCCAGTATAATGACGATGGTGAGCGTGTTATTTTGGAAGAGATCGAGACACATTTGATTTATTGCCACTATCACGGCGATTTAAAGGAACATGGCACATGGTGAAATACAGTAAAAATTATTATAAGGAGCGCATAGCTATGAATATGAATAAAGATTATTACAGTGATAATGGGGGTGAATGGATCAAGGGCGCTGGCCTTTTGATTTTAGCCTTTGGGGTTATCGTTATGATGGTATATGTATTTGTTGAGGCTTTGGATCGTGAAGGCGATAGAATGAATGCCGTTGAAATTCATAATTGCAAACATTACGGCGCGGCTATTAATAAACATTATGGTCGTGATCATTGTCCACCAACGCCACATGGTTAATTAAAAATTAATCATATTGGATTAAAAGTTAAAGTTTCCCCAGGAACTATATCCCCTCACTTCGGTGGGGGGTTTTTTTATGTTTTTAGGGTTTATTTAGTGGGTTTAAAATACTGTAAGTCAAGGTGAGTGGAGTTTATGAGTTTATTTAGTATTTATTTATTTTATTTATTATATATATAGTGCGCGTGTGAGGGATATAGGGAGATATAGATATTTATATTTATACTGAATAAACTAAAAAAACTCGTAAACTCCGGTGAGCGCGGCTTTCAGAAAAATAAACTATGAAATAAACCCAAATAAACCCTATTTATACTATTTGTTGCCATATTGATGGCTGTGCGGTCGTGCTGATTAAAATTTAATGGGGGATTATGTTTGACGAATGCGAGAAGGCGCGTTATTTTGGGATTGTCGATTTAATTTACAAAGATTAACAAAATAAATATGAAAATGAACACGGCAGAATATCCGGCGCTTGGCGCAAAAGTAAAATACATTCGCAAAACGGATGAGGGAAAAATCTTAGATGGTGTGGGTCACGTTCAAGCGATTTTCCTTGATCCCAATAAACGGATCATGCGGATGAGTGGCTGGCATTTAAAATTCAAAAGTGATATTATTTAACAAAAGTCATCAAAGGATAGCGATATGGTATTCGCCAAAGGTTCACAGTTCTGGAAAATGAGGGCAAGACACGGCCCTAATCTAATATTTGACGATCCCCAAAAACTCTTTGAGGCGTGTGTTGAATATCTTGAATGGTGTGAAAACAACCCGCTGATTGAAGAAAAGGTCGGGTTCTCCAACGGTAAAGCCGTCAAAACCACCGTTAAAAAAATGCGGGCAATGACGTCCGGTGGTCTGTCAATCTTCCTCGGCATCACCCACGGAACACTTATTGAATGGCGCAACAACCGCGCAGACCTGAGGCCTGTAATTGAATGGGCTGAAAGTGTTATTCGTGATCAAAAGTTCGCTGGTGCTGCTGCCGGTCTGTTGAATGCTAATATAATTTCGCGTGACCTTGGTCTAGCTGACAAACAGATAGTCGACGTGGCTGTTCCGCGCATGGTGATCAATCCACCTGAAGGATCGCAACCAATCGCCCCACCTATACACGGGGAAGAGTAATGGCGGCTACACCGCATGAGTTGACCGGCCTTCCTCTACCGCCTGCGATGAACATGGACATGTCGACTGACATGCCACCTTTGCCAATGTCTTATGAGCATTTCAGGGAAAAGCATCCCGCTGAAATCATTGTCATCGAAGAAAAGAAGATCGAAGAACATTCACTGTCGTGGCCTCAATATCAATTTGTCGTGTCCAAAGCAAAGTTTCCGGCAATGGTCGCAGGCTACGGTGCGGGCAAGACTGAGGCCGGTGTCATTCGGGCGTTGCGATTAAAGTTTGAATATCCTGATCAGAACGTTGGGTATTATCTGCCGACATATGATTTGATCAAACAGATTGTGTTCCCCCGCATTGAAGAACTGTTGGTCGAATACGGCTATGCCTATTTCCTAAACACCAGTGATAAAGAATTGACCATCTATGGAATGAAAGGGAAAATGATCTTTCGGACGATGGATAAGCCCGAACGAATCATTGGGTATGAACACGCCCACTCCATTGTCGACGAACTTGACACACTGAAGACCGACAAAGCTGCCGAAGTATGGCGTAAGATTGTTGCGCGGAACCGACAAAAGACGCCGGACGGGTCACGCAACACGATTGGTGTGGCAACAACACCTGAGGGTTTCAAATTCGTTTATGATAGGTGGAAACGTAAGCCGATGAAAGGTTCGCAGATCATCAAGGCGTCAACCCGGTCGAACTCTAAAAACCTGCCTGAAGATTACATTGACACATTGCGCGACACCTACACTGACGCAATGCTTGAAGCCTATATCGAAGGTGAATTTGTCAACTTGACACAGGGTTCTGTTTATCCTGAATTTGATCGGAAGTTGAACGCATGTCTGACCACGATCAAGCCGGGTGAAACGCTTCATATCGGCATTGATTTCAACGTCGGCCACATGGCGGCGGTTGTTCATGTGTTACGGGAAGGCCAACCAAGGGCCGTCGACGAATTCGTTGATTTGCTAGACACACCGGCATTGATCGCCTCAATAGAAGCGAAATATCAACACGACGGCCTTCAGCAAAAACACAGGATCATTGCATACCCTGACGCGACAGGCAAAAGCCGCAAATCATGCAACGCAAGTCAATCTGACATTGCATTGTTGAAACAAGCCCGGTTCATGGTGTTGGCGAAATCAACCAACCCATTCGTCAAAGATCGTGTGGCCGCCTTCAATAAACTAATTCACAAAGGCGGTAAAAGGCTGTATAAAGTTAACATTGACGCTTGCCCGCATCTTGTCGAGGGCTTGGAAAAGCAAGCGTATAACAAAAACGGCGAACCTGACAAAACCAGCGGCATTGATCACGTGATTGACGCACCCGGTTATTTTGTTGCGTACAGGTTCCCTATCATTCATGGCAAGGCCAGAAAAACAAACCTGAAGGGAACGTAAAGAATGGCTATTGACACAGAACACCCCGAATATGCGGCGCGAAAAGCATTGTGGGAAAAATTAAGAGATTGCGCCGAAGGTCAGGAAGCCATACACGCCAAAGGCAAAAAATACCTCCCAAAGCTATCAGGGCAAACCAACACAGAATATAAAGCCTATTTGAACCGCACCCTGTTTTATGGCGCGACGTCAAGAACGATTGATGGCCTATCGGGCATGGTGTTCAGGAAGAAACCAACGTTTGAAGCACCTGAAGGCTTTAAAACAATGACCGAAGACGTCACGTTGGGCGGCGTGGGCCTAATGGGGTTTGCTGAACAGATTGTCGACGACGCGATCACCGTTGGCCGCGCTGGTATATTAGTTGACCACCCTGCTGTATTGGCCGACACCACTGTCGCGCAAGCTGAAGCGTCCAATATTCGCCCATTCATGAAACATTACACCGCTGAACAAATATTCAATTGGAAGACTGAAGGCCGCAACAACGCACAGGTTTTGACGCAGGTTCGACTATGGGAATATGTGGAAAAGCCGGGCAACGACGAATTTGAACATGACACTGAACGTCAAATCAGAATTTTAGACCTGACTGAAGACGGCGCATATCGTCAACGTGTGTTCATTCGCGTGAAACATCCTTCAACCATGAAAGAAGAATGGGTTCAAGCGGGTGACGACATTATCCCGTTGAAAGGCGGTATACCATTGACAGCCATTCCGTTTTTCTTTGTTGGTGTCAAGAACGGCGCGGCGACAGTGGAAAAGCCACCATTGATCGACTTGGCAAATGCGAACCTTTCGCATTACGTGTCGACGGCCGACCTTGAACACGGCGCACATTTCACAGGATTACCGACTGCAGTTATCACAGGTCACACCAGCGAACAGGGTGACGGTGAAGAAGCTGAAGAATTCCGTATCGGCGCGGCCACGGCCTGGGTGTTCCCCAATCCTGAAACCGAAGTCATGTATTTGGAATTTCAAGGCCAAGGTCTGACCGCGCTGGAAAGCCGGGTCGGAAAGAAAGAAGAATATATGGCGTTCTTGGGTGCCCGCATGCTAACACCTGAAAAGAAAGCCGCTGAAACCGCTGAAACCGCACAAATACACCGTTCAGGTGAAACGTCGGTCTTGTCGTCATTGGCGCAATCAGCCGGGCAAACATTGCAAGACGCTCTGACGCTAATGGCTGAATGGGCCGGTGTTAGCGGTGAAGTAGTGTTTACACTGAACAATGATTTCTTGGCTGTACTCATGAATTCACAGGAATTGGTCGCGTTGTTGGCAACTTGGCAAGCGGGCGGCATGGCTTATGCTGACTTCCTTGATAATTTGAAACGTGGTGAAATCGTTCGGGAAGATCGGACGGAAGAAGACATTCGTTCGGAAATAGAAACCGAAGACCCTTTCACTGAAGATGATAAAACGGGCGGTGCTGAAGATGGGCAATAATGACAACGTTCATAACTTCCCGGTGGTTGACAATCGCATTGCTGACTTCACGGAAAACTTGGCAAACTTTATCTGTGAAAATGCAACGGATTTACCGGTTTCAAGCATTATCGGCGCAATTGAAATTGTCAAACATGCGATGTTGGCCGACAGCGTAGAGGAATAAACATGGCTGACGAACGCACCGCCGACGTTCCAATGAATGTCAATGAAAAGATACAAGACCGCACCATTCGGCACATGATACACCTTGAACGTTTCAAGAAAGGTGAAATCCGCCGCATCCGCAAGGTTCTTGATGGTGAAATCATACCTGACATAAACGAAAAGCTTCAAAAGCGATTGTTGAAGATCGCCGAACGTGGTTCTGATCTTGGCCCTGAAACAACGAAGCGGTTGAAAGAACTTGAACGTGAATTGACTGTTTTACACATGGAAATGGCCAATGAATTGAAAAAGGATTTGACGTTCGACATGGATGATCTGTCACGCGACGAAATGTTGTGGCAAGTCAACACTCTCAAAGAAAGCCTTGGTTTCGACCTTGATTTTGTCGTCCCAAACCCCCGGTCAGTTGCGCGTGTTATAAAATCAACGTCATTCGCCGGTTTAACGCTTGACCAGTGGTTTGGTAGCATGGCCCGGTCGTCACAGAAAAATGTCATGACCGCCGTGAACAGGGGTATTGTCGAAGGTGAAACAACCGAACAGATCATCCGCCGGGTGCGCGGCACACGTCGCTTGAATTACACCGACGGCGCATGGCAAACAACCCGACGTCAGGCTGAAGCGATCACCCGGTCAACAGTGAACCATGCGACCACACAGGCCCGCCTTGAACTGTTTAAACAGAATGAAGACATATTGAAAGGGTTGCAATGGACGGCCACGCTTGACAGCCGCACGTCGACCATATGCGCCGGGCTAGACGGTAAAGTCTTTGAATTGGACAAAGGGCCAAGGCCGCCCGCGCATGTCAATTGTCGATCAACAATGACGGCCGTGTTGAAAGATGCCGAAGGAATTGGTTTGAACAAGATACCGGAAGGAAAGCGGGCAAGCATTGACGGGCAAGTTCCAGCGTCGACAACATACGGTGAATGGTTGAAACGCCAACCGCTTGAAATTCAAGAAGACGTGTTGGGCGTATCAAAAGCCAAACTATTCAACGCCGGAAAAGTCCCGATTGAGAAATTCACCGATGCCCGGCTGAAGCCTTTAACACTAGAGCAATTAAGAACAACTGAAAAAAAGGCTTTTGATCAGGCTGGTTTATAGATATAGTAAACGAAAGTCGCTTTTCATTCGGACGGTGGCACCCAATCAATCTAACTTTTCCAAGGGAAAGACAAAATGTCATTAGCTGAAAAAATCGCAAAACTCATTACAGACGGTAAACAAGACGAAGCCGACGCGTTGATCAAAAAACATACTGATGACGAAGTTGCCGGTCTTAAAAAGAAGAACGAAGAACTTTTAGGTTCAATCAAAAAGTCAAAAGACGCGCAAACAGAACTTGAAACGCGCATGGATTCTATCGAAGCCGACAAAATCAAAGCGGAAGAAGAAGCCGCAAACAAATCAGGCGACGTTAAAATCATTCGTGAACAGATTGAAGCGAAACACAAGAAAGAAGTTGAAATGTTGACAGCTTCTAATACAAAATTAACCGGTCAGCTTGAAACCCACGTAATTGGTGAAGGTCTGACCGCTGCGTTGGTCAAAGCAAAGGTTGCCTCCCCTCTCATGGACGCGGCCAAGGCTTTGATCAAAGCAAATTTCAAAGGGGAAGTCGGCGACAACGACGGCGCACCCTTTGCGAAATTCGACGGCAAAGCTGTTGAAGATTTTGTCACTGGTTGGGCGCAAACGGATAGTGGAAAACACTTCGTTACGGCCGACAACAACAGTGGCGGCGGTGCCAATGGCGCAAACGGTTCGGGCAAGGCCACGGGCGGTGATACCAAAAAGACAATGACTCGCTCAGAATTTAGTGAATTATCCCCTATGGATAAATCAAAAGTTTCTGTCGAAGGTGTCAAATTGGTCGACGATTAAAACCTTACCTTAAACCTTAAGCATTGGAGAAAATACAATGGCTAATACTCTCACTAACCTAATACCGGACGTTTACGCCGCACTTGATACCGTATCACGGGAACTTGTGGGCATGATTCCGGCTGTAACGCTTGATTCCCAACTATCGGGGGCCGCTGTTGGTCAAACTGTCATAACGCACACCGCACCCGCGGCCGCGTCTGTCGACACTACACCAGCCGCAACGTCACCTAACACTGGCGATCAAACTATCGGAAACCAGACTTTGACGATTTCGAAGTCCAAACACGTTCCTTTCCGTTGGAATGGTGAACAATCATTGTCTGTCAATAATGGCGGCCATGGTGTTCTTTCAATCCAACAGAGCCAAATCGCACAAGCGTTTAGAACGCTGACAAACGAAGTTGAAGCCGATCTTTGTGGTCTTCACGTTGGTTTTTCACGTGCATATGGTACGGCGGGAACAACACCTTTCGCCACGTCTGGTGATTACACAGATGCAACCGAAACCCTTCGTATTCTGAAGGATAACGGCGCACCACAGTCTGATAATCACTTGATCTTGAACACGGCGGCCGGTGCGAAAATGCTAGGCAAACAAGCTGACGCGAACCGCCAAGGTTCTGACAGCATGATTCGTCAAGGTGTTTTGCTTGATTCCGCTGGAATGGCACTTCGTGAAAGTGGTCAAATTCTGACCAATGTCGCGGGTACTGGTGCAAGTGCAACAACCGACGACGCTGGTTACGCTGTAGGCGCAACCGTCCTGACATTGGCTTCGGCCGGTACTGGTACGCTGTTGCCTGGTGACGTTGTGACGTTTGCGGGTGACACCAACAAGTATGTTATTGTTTCTGGTGACGCTGACGTTTCAGGCGGTGGTACAATCACACTGGCGGCCCCAGGCCTTCGTGTGGCTATGTCAGCGGCGACAAAGGCGATCACAGTTATTGCGGCCGCGGCTAGAAACCTATGTTTCAACCGTTCTGCAATCATACTTGGCACCCGTCTTCCTGCAATGCCTGAAGGTGGTGACGAAGCGTCCGACGTTGAAATCATCATTGACCCACGTTCCGGTTTAGCGTTTGAACTTGCTATTTACAAGCAATACAGACAAAACCGCTTCCAGCTTGGGTTGGCATGGGGTCTGGGGAACGTGAAGCCCGAACACACGGCAATATTGCTTGGTTAATATTATCTTGCTTTAGATCGAAAAGGCCGGGGTTTCGGCTTCGGCCTTTTTAATATAACGCAACCACCAACCCAAAAAAAGGAAAGCCCAAATGTCGCACGGAACATGCAGAACTGTCAGAGTCGAATCTACTGACGCGAAAAGTCAAGGCAACTTTGTTGAAATCAACGAAGCTGACTATGACGAAAAGAAACACAAGCTTTTTGAACCTGAAGCACCGAAGGCAATGCCCCCGGCTTCTGTACCGCCACCAAGCGCGGCCGTTAAGAAAACAGCAACCGCGGCCGATATTGATCTTGCAACGATCACAGGGTCAGGTCCTAAAGGAACAATTGTCGTAAAAGATATTGAAGCCGCAATATTGGCAAGAGATATTGAAAGCCAAAAAGTTGACTTCGCGTCCGACGAAGCTGGCGAACTGTCGATTGAAGTCGGTTTAACCAAGGAAAGTTTTGAAGGCATTGAAGGCACCGGGGCGGGCGGCGCGTTCACTGTTGAAGACGTCGAAGGTGTGATTGACGGTTTGACTGACAAACCCGACACGACCGAAGAATAAGCGACTGACCGGTAAATATTCAAAATACACCCGTCGAGTCAAAACTTTGCGGGTGTATTTTTTTCAAGCCTTAGTGTAATATAATCAAAAGAATTAACAACGTGGATTTGAAATGGCTGTCACTTTAGGAACCGACGTATATATCACCGTTGCCGCCGCTGACACATATTGGTCAAAACGCGGTCAAGCAACATGGGCCGCCGCTACTGACACCGCCAAAGAAAAAGCGTTGCGTGAATCCACACAATACATTGACGGGGCTTTCAATTTTATTGGAATACAAAAACCAGATAACGTTTTAGCATGGCCGCGCTATGACGTCTTCGTTCAAAAAGGTAACTTTGCGGGTCTTACATACGACGGTGACACCATACCGCCACAAATCGAAGACGCGTGTGCCGAATTGGCATTGGAAGCACTGTCGGCCCGCCTGGTGGCTGTACAATCACGTGGTGGCGCAATCAAACGTGAAAAGGTTGACGTCATTGAAGTCGAATATATGGATTGGGCACCGTCCGGGAAGTCGTTTAATTTCGCGTCAATGCTTTTGAAGCCGTTGACAAAAGGCAGTAAAAACATGAAAGGTTTGGTAAGATCATGAAATATATAATTGTTTATCACGACACCGAAGGTCTTGCAAGACGCGCACGTCGCGGCCGTACCGGTGAAACTGTGGCATATAGATCAATCAAGGATTGGGACGAAGCCAAAAACGACAAGGCCGACGAAGTTGTTGACCTGTCAACCCCCAAACCAGCGAAAAAGGATAAATCATTATGACAAGCACTGCAATGATATTGACCAAAGGCGACTAACTGACTGTGACGGCCGACGCAACATTTCATATCGGGGTTGAAGTTAACTAATTATGACATTTGATTATTCAGGATTGGCCGCGACTGCAGTCGCACAAATCGCCGACAAAGGTCGGGCGGTCACTCTTGTCTATAAAACGCAAGGAACATATGTTCCGTCTTCGGACACCTTCACCGGTCAATCTGAAGCGACACAAAGCGTTCAAATGTTGGTCACTAACTTCAACCGTCGGGAAATCGACGAAACTTTAATCAAAAGCGGCGACCGTCTTGGTTTGCTTGGGCCTGATAGCGCGTTGACCCGGGCACCCAAGACCGCCGATCAAGTTACCGACAACGGCGAAACTTTTTCGATTGTCAACATTGAAGAAATCAAACCGGGCGACACTGTGTTGCTTTATAAATTGCAATTAAGGAAATAACGTGACTTTTCAACAGGAACTTGACAGAGCGTATAAAATTAAGGTTTTGGGAAAACTTGAAACCACTGTTCGCGCTGTTGCGCTGGCCGTTGACGCGGCCTTGGTTGTTTCGACGCCTGTTGACACTGGTCGCGCCCGGTCCAATTGGCTTCCTTCATTAAACACCCCTGACGTCCGAATTGTTGCGCCGGGTGGTAAAGCCGACATTACCGCGGCCATACAGGCTTACAAAGTGACAGACACCATTTTAATTTCAAATAACTTACCTTATATTAGAAAACTAAACGAAGGTAGTTCCAAACAAGCACCGGCCGGATTTGTTGATTCGGCGTTGGCCAAAGGTAAAAGGGCGGTAAGAGTATGAATTTAGACACCGCCGAAGCTGAAATTCGCGCTTTCTTTGCTGCAGCATGGGGGCCACAACTGACATTGCGTGGCCAGATATAGAATTCACTGTACCTGAAGGTGAAACTTGGGTAAGATTCAATTGTCAAGAGAACGACGGGGCACAAGTTTCAATGGGAAGCGTGGGTTCAAATCGTTTCAGACATTTCGGGACGGTTACTATTCAGGTTTTTCAACCACAAGGAACCGGTTCGAATGATGCAAGAATTAAGGCCGCTATCGCGTTAGGCGCATTCATGGGGGCACAGACTACCAACAACATTATATTCAATGAGGTTTTTGGTCGTCAAGTTGGAAATGACGGAAATGGTTTTTATCAAATCAACGTCGTCGCTTCCTTTTACTACGATGAATTAACTTGAATGAAAGGAAACCAAAATCATGGTCGATAGTTCACAGACCCGGTTGGCATACATTGCAGAAGCGACGTATGGCACAACCCCCTCAAGCCCGACATTACTTGAACAACGCTTCACGTCGGAAAGTTTAAACGCCAACATTGAAAACATTGTCAGCAATGAAATTCGTGACGACCGCAACGTTTCCGATCTAATTCAGGTCGGGTCAAGCGGTGGCGGTGCTGTTGATTTCGAACTGTCATATGGTTCGTTTGACGCTTGGTTGGAAAGCGTAATGTTTGGGGCTTGGGCCTCCAACGTATTGAAGAACGCCAACACACAAAAATCATTCACGCTTGAAAAGACTTTTGAAAACGGCGCGACCGACCAGTTCCACAGGTTCACCGGTTGTGTTGCTGATTCATTGTCGCTTTCAATGCAAGCCGGGCAAATTGTCACCGGCTCATTTGATTTTCTTGCCAAATCGGTGACCGTGGCACAAGCGGCCATAGCTAGTTCATCATATACAGCGGTGAATGCGAACCCGGTTATCAATGCGGCCACAAACTTCGCGTCCCTGACGATCACAGGCGTCACAGGGCCGGAACTTGTGGCACTTGACCTGACGATCACCAACAACCTTCGTCAACAGGCCGTAATCGGCTCTCTTGACCCGCGTGGAATAAGCACCGGGCGTTTTGAAGTTACTGGTAACCTGACAGCATATTTTGAAAACGAAGAAATCTATGATTTGTTTCTTGCAGGAACCGGGGCCGATCTGTCGTTCGCCATAGGTGGCGCGTCAGTCAAGAAATATCAATTCGACATTGCCAACCTGAAGTTTGCAGGCGCACAAGTTGTGGCGGGCGGAAACGATCAAGACGTAATGGTCGAAATGTCTTTCCGTGGTCTTTATGACGGCACTGACAACACCCTTGAAATCACCCGGACGCCTCCTTCTTAACCCAATCAGACGTTCGTTTTTGCAAAACTTTCCATGGAAAGACGGGTCGGCTTGTGATTGGGTGCCGACCCGTCAGCATGGAACCCAATCAAAGGAACTAAAACCATGACTAAAGAAAAAACCAACCCATATGATCTATTTGGAACAAACAAAGACCTTGAATCAGGTAAAGGCGTAACGCTTGATTATCCGGGGTTTTCAATCACAATTCACCGCGCAGGTGGTGCCAATAAGAAATACGCGCAAATGCTGGCCGCGAAAATGAAGCCGCACCGTCAACGTTTCGACCGTGGTCTTTTAGACGACGAAACAAGCAACAAGATTTTACTTGAAGCTTTTGTTGAGGGCGTCGTTGTCGGTTGGTCGGGCAATATTGGCCCGGGCGGCAAGAAAGCTGAATACAGTGTCGAAAACTGTGTAAAACTTTTCCTTGATCTTCCTGACCTTTATGAAGACGTCAAAACCCAAGCCAACAACGCGACAACGTTTCGCGAAGAACAAGAGGCGTTAGAGGAAAAAAACTAATTGAAGTCCTTTCTTGGTGGCGGGAATGGGGCGGATACGTGGAGTCACTGAATGAACTGGCCGCGGCTGGTGCTTCGGTGAAAACATTAGAAAGCCGCCCTACCCTTCTTCCCGGATTGGACTTATATTTTACAGCCTATAACGACCTTTCATATGATCGGCCGTTGGGTATGTCAGTCGGGCCAATCCCTTGGTCATCAATCATAAAATGGTGTCAGTTACACGGGCTTTGTGATATAAACGACAT